TGAAAGACGATACACCACCTCAGTTCTTCTCTGATCCATATGAGATCCTTGATAGTGCTTTTCGGCGCTATTGGAGAAATCGTATGACATCAAAGAAGAGTCGGAGACGGAACATGGAATTAGCAAGTCTCGTGCTCTACAGCAAGAGATTGTTTCCTAAACTACCAGAATCTATCGTGGAACAGAAAATAGAAAAGTATCTAGACGGACTAGCTCGTCCGTTACCTGATAAGTACAACTGCTCACATCGTATCGAGGAGGAAATTCGTGTCTCAGTCCAAGAATTGGGGGAAGAGAGAATCGTCGCGGATTACACCGTTCCGTTCGCTCCATCAACTAGTTCTTGTTTTGAGTCAAGTCGCGCGAATGGCGGTATCCAGGGCTTTGTCCGGGAAACTGTCATGACGCCTGACTTTCGCGAAAGTCATCCTTTCTTACGTAGTGTCGAGGAGTGTGAAGAAGAGGTTCTAAAATTCTTCGACCCAGATCTTATGACCTGGGACGGAGTATGGACGGACCTACTTAGTCAACTACTCGATGTTGCGGAGGAGACAGAAAGTGGACAGGAGTACTACGGTGCTCGAGTTGCCGGTATTCCCGAGCCCCTCAAAGTTCGCCTTGTTACACGCCAGTCCTGGATCTTGGGCCTTTTGAGTCCAATTCAGAAAGCGTGGCACAAGCGGATGAGAGGGACAGAGATTTACCAACTTATCGGAGGTGTTCCCGTTTCAGACGCTATTAAAGGTCTGGAATTGGAACTCGGACAGAAAGTGGTCAGTGGGGACTATGCAGCTGCGACAGATGAGATCTTCCTACGGTATACTAAGTATGCCGCAGAACAGATGCTGTCTGTCACAGATATCAAACTCCCCGCTCGCCTCGTTCAGTTCGAGCCTCTAATAAGGAAGATAGCTATCGAGAGTCTAACTAATATCAAGGTGACGGTGGGTCATCGGACGGTTCCTGTTACCAGGGGTCAGATGATGGGTCATATTCTATCCTTCCCTCTTCTATGTTTGCTCAATCGGTCCGCCAGTTGTTGCGCAATACCTCGTGAGAGGTTTATGCGTATCAATGGTGATGACGTCCTATTTCCAGCCAACGCTACAGAGTACTCGCTATGGAAAGCAAAGACTCGGAATGTAGGTCTCAAGTTTTCACTTGGGAAGAACTACTACTCCGAACACTTGGCTCTCATTAATAGTGAATTCTTTGTACCCAACGGGAAAGACTGGACCCCAATGAAGGTTCCGAATCTCGGCCTCATGGGCTATCAGTATGAAATGATAGACCGTGATACCGGGGTTCAGATTCTTCCTTGGGACCAGTATGGCGCCATTTGGACTGCCTTTGAGAAGACATTGGATCCGGGAATGTGGAAGCCGGGTTTCTCTCTGTTCAAACGTCGGTACCCTGTTCTTGAAAAGTTCAGGGGCCCGGTGTTCGGACCGAGGGAGTTGGGCTGTCTAGGGGGTAAGGTTCCAGAAGATTTTGAGTATTCGCGTACCGAAAGAATGTGGATGAGCGCGCATCAACAGGGTCTCTTCAACTTCCGTGATGG